GTGAGGAGCTGTCTCAGTTTCTAAGTTGATATTTAAAATGTTATCTTTCATAATTTATTTTATTGTCCGTAGTAAATATAATTTGTACCACTTGTTTCTTCGTGCTGTGTGTATTGTACTTGTGCTGTACCATCTTTGTCAGATACCATCATAATTCCTTTAGTACAAAGACCCATTACAACTCCTGCTGTATCTGCTGGTTCTAGTACATCTCTTTCAGTTGCAGGAGCTGTAGCTGCTGTTAAACTAACAGTACCATTCCAAGCAACTTCATATACTTCGTATATATATGTTCCTGCTATTTTAAAACTAGTATCGCCATTAAAAACGCTATTAGAATTTAAAGTAGCTTCGTAATCAAATTGTAAAGCGGTATATCTATCATTTATGTTTCCATCTCCGCCTTTGTTATATGCGTATTGTACTGACTTGTCCATTTGGTTAATAAACTTGAACAAAAGCCTAATCTGACTTTTTGGCACAGGTGTTGCAATTAAATCAGAAGATGCAGGAGATTGGTAGTAATCGTATATCCTATTATCTTCTGTAACTATTACACCTGCTCCTGTAATTGTTAGTATATCAGTCTCTGTTACAGCGTGTATCATATTATATAATGTAAAAAGTCTTAATTTATTTGCTTGTTAATTTTTTTTTATACATTTGCTACATATTAATCAATAAAGAAATAGAAATGAAAAAAGAAAACAAGCTTAAGCTAATGGAATTTATTTACAAAATAGATATAATAGGGGTACATAATGCCATGCTAAGGTTAGAGTTTGAAAAAGCTAATAAAAAAGAATGGCGTAAATTTATACAAAGCCTAATAGACAGCCTAAAGGAGTTAAAAGAGTAATGTAATTTATAAAAAAAAGAGTAGCCGAAGCTACCCTTTCTTATGATGAACGCTAGTTGAAACTATAGACTGTCTAGCAGCCCCACCCTCATCAAGCTATAATAAAACTACAAAATGTTTTAAGCTGATATAATTGGTATTGGATTACTACTATCTGCATTGTCAAATGGAGTAGCTGTATAATCTTTTACCATAATAAATGGCTCAGTTTCTAAGCCGTCAAATGTTAACGTATAACCACCTCTATCTCCAAATGCCGCTCCGCTATCCATAGTACCTGCATTTAATTCCATACCATTTACTCTACCTAAACAAACTATTACTGTATGTCCATTTGAAGCTAATGTTGCATTTAATTCAGCAAATATAACTAGTTTAGTTTGAGCTAAAAGTTTAATTTCGTTTTGGTCTTCTTTTGTTAGTCTATTTAATATAATATTTACAGTAGGAGTAAAGAAAACAGTCCCATTTTCTCTTGAACCTGTAATAGTGTCAGTAAGACTTGCAACACCTAAAGGCATTGTATATTTGTATAATGAGCTAGTGCCCATGTCAATATCTGTAATTTCGTCTACATTTACTGTTGTAGATAATACTTGGTCATATACTGCAAAATATATATTCTTTATTCCGCCTGATATTCTATTACAATCTAGCCCCCTACCTTTTGTTAATGTTCCGCATGCCATATTTATTTATGTTTTAAGGTTAAGGAAGTGAGGGTTTTTACACCCCCACTTTCATTGATTCTAGTTATTAGTTAGTTAATACAATATCAGCACCAACACCCTGTATAACACCACCTGAGTATTTACATACTACTCTTAGGTTGTCTGAGCCATCTAAATCAGTCATGTCTAGCATCTTGATAGAAGTGTGGTCTGAAACAAGGTCAGTTCCAAAGAATAAATTAGACTTCTCTGCCGCAACTAATACGTCCTCTTGCATACCTGGACATACAGCTAATTTAGTTCCCTCAAATAAAGGAGCGTAGTCACCTTGCATATTGTAAGCGTTTAAGTAACCGTCAGTAGACATTTTAGCTATGTACAATCTGTAAGTCTTAGGAGCCATGTATATGTATAAGTCTTCTCTTCCGTATACTGCACTAGGTACAGCCGCAAGAGTATTAGTTAAGTTAGTTACAATGTTAGATGTAGTATAAGCGTTACCTGCACCACCATCATTGTCAACATCAACAACTGTTGAGTCAGTTTCTAAATGTCCGCCTGCTCTTGAGAATCCTGTAAATTGTCCTGCATTTGAATCAAGACCATTCCATATAGAACCTTCAACACCATCTGCAATAATTTGAGAGAAGTAAGAGATTACATACTCATCAAATCTTGGAGAAGTTTGGTTGTTAGCTCCTGCTCTCATGTCAGCAGCTTCCCAACTACTTAAAAGTTTTCCTTTACATAAGTCTACGTTAATTTGTAGATTTTTAGGAGTAAGAACTGATTCTGTCATTGTTAGTGTACCTGCATCTGTAAAGTCACATGTAGCGTCTGCTACTAATGAAGCTCCAGCCATTTTTTGGATTACTTCTTTGTACTTAATGTTTTCTATCATTGATAAAAATTCCAATGATTTTGCTTCTTTTAATGCTGCTGAAATATAAAAGCCAGCCGCTTTCCCCGAGTACGAACTTGCCGAAACATCAGGAGTTCCTGTATAAGCCATAATTTTTAGTTTTTATTTGTTAATATATTATTTAATATTCTTTCTCTTTTAGAAAGGTTTTTGTTTTGTTTTCTATTTTGATTAAACCAACTATTTGCATCAGAAAAAGCATTAGTATTTAAAGGTTCGTCAGCAGGTGTTTCAGCTAATTGAACTTTTAACTTTTCATTTTCTTCTTTTAATTTTTTGATTTCATCTTCTTTGCTAAACTGTACAACCTCTGTAGTCTTAGTTGTTACTGTTTTTGGTGAATCAGATTTTTCTGCTTCTTCAGACATTTCAACTTCTTCTTCTATTCCTTCACCCATTTTTGCTTTTATGTCAGCAATAGCATCTTCTAAGTTTTCTACTTTGTCTTTTAACTCTTCATAAGACTTAGCCCAATCTGCTTTTTCTGCTCTACTTTCATCATGTTCATCATATTCATCTTCATCTTCGTGCTTTTTCATGTCTTTATCCTTATCTTCAAATTCAGCTTTTTCGTAAGCTTCATCTGCCGTCATTTCTTCTTTTTCTTCATCTTCTGCTTCAATTTCTTCTTCTGTTTCAGATTCCATAACTTCAGCAACAACGCCTTCTTTTTCAACTCTAAAAGAAACGCCTGTATCTGTCTTATAAGTTCCGATAGGTAATAATATTGTAGTACCATCATCAGTCATTACTGAGATGTCTACGCCTGCTTCTAATTCTTCAGCAGTTGATACGAAGATAGTTCCATCTTCTGATTTTCCTTGCCAAGCAAGTTTCACTTCTTCGTCCTTATTAAGACCAAGAGCTACTAGTATTTGTTCTTTAATGTCCATAGGTTCTTTTTTTATATAATGTAATTATTTGTTATTTATTTGATTTTCCTTTATTATCTCATTAAGAGCAGATAGTATCTCTTCGTTTGTAGGTGTTCTTTCACTCATTTTTTCCATTTTGTCAGTAAAGTACCCCTCTATAGATAAGCCCTTCAATTCACCTGCTTTTATTTTATTCCAAAGCTCTAAATTGTTAATTTTCATTTTAACAAACCAAGTACCATTAGGTAAATCATATCCATACATTTTTGACTTATCCATATCGCCTTCTTTTATCCAAGATTCAACTGTTAAAACGCCACTCACTCTGTCTTGGTGTTCGTATGTAGCTTTGTGATGATTGTTATGTTTTAAGTATAACTCACTTGCTTTTCTAACTGTTTCAGGACTAAAGTAAACGTAGTATTCTGAATCAGTATTTGGGTCGTACCTAAATATTTGTTTATTTGGTATCAATGCAGGACTTACAAGCATTCTTTTTTCTTCATCTATTTTTGCTAATGTTAAGTTATTTTTTTCTTTATTGAAATAAACCATATCCTGCTCAATAGCAGGACTAGCTACTAAACTAATCGCATCAATAGCAAGCTCTTCATTATCATCAGAAATAACTAACTCCACAATTCTAGTGGTTTTCATTTCTTCATAATAATCTTTATTATCTTCTTCACATTCAGCTAAAGTATCATATTGGCATTTACCTGTATCACCAAATTTATACTTTCCGTTTTCACATTTTTTACAAGGCATATTATATAATGTATTTAATTAATATTTATTTGATTTTTAAATTGTAGACCTACGTCTAATATTTGCTAATTGATTCTGACTATTAGTCATTTCATCTGTTACTACAAACGCTTTAGTAGGCTCAGGCTCTATACCACCTGTTAAGTCAAACTCTCCTGACATCATTTGCGGAGCAGGTGTTGCTGCTGCTGCTCCTGCTCCTCCACCACCCATACCGCCACCGCTACCACCTTTTGAAGGATTAGTAGATAGTATAGTTTGTACTGCTTTTGCACCCATAACTCCTGTTGCTATTGCATTAAGAAGTCTTACAGGATAAGGCAATAATTTGTCAGCTACTGAAGTAGCACCCATAGCAGCCATAATACCTTGTTGTGTATTGTAGATAGTTTCAGCAACTGCAACTCCTTTTGCTGCCGCAGAATTTTCTCCTGCTACTGCTGCTATTGCTGCACCTGCTTTTATGAATGTATCTTCTCTAAATGTAGCTACTGCTTTTGCTCGTTTTTCTTCTAGTTCTGCTGCTTTTTTATCTGCTTCTTCTTTTTCTTTCCTAGCTTTATCTTCCGCGTCTTGTTTTTCTTTTATTCTTTTTTTCTCAGCTTCTAATTCAGCATCTTTTCTTTCTTGTTCTTCTTTTGCTCTAGCTTCTTCTTCTGCTGCTATTTCTCTATCTAATGCGTTTACTTCTGTAACAACTCTTCTTCTCATTTTGATAGATGCAGTTTCTCTTTCTATAATTTCAGCTTTAAGTCTAGCTAGTTCTTGTTCATCTTCAGCAGAATTTTCACTTAGAGCCATTTCTTCTTTTTGAATGTTCATTCTTTCTCTAGCAAGTTCTAATTCTCTTCTTGTCGTTTGTTGCTCTAATTCTAATGCTTTTTTAAGATTTTCTCTTCTTTCTGTTGCTGACTTTGTTTCATCTTCAGCAACTAATCTAGCCTTTTCTATTTCTTTTCTTGTTGCTGCTTTTTGTACCATAAACTCCATGTCTGCATCTCTTAAATCTTGCTGTCTTTGTTTTAATTCCACCATTGCGGCAGATTCGTTTTTTATTTCATCTACAATACCTGAAAATGAGCCTTTTAGCAAGTCAGCACCTTTTCTAAATTCACCACTTAAAAAGAACGACATAGCTTCTCCTACTCTACTAAATCTATCTATCAAAACATCTACTGTTGCACCTATTCCTGCAAAAGCTCTGTCTAATTGGTCTGCACCTCTTTTAGTTTTAGTTAAAAATGTTGCTAACGAACCAAAAGCAATAACTAATAAACCTATACCTGTACTAGCAATTCCTGCTTTTATAGTTGCAAAAGATGCTTTTGCTGTTTTTGCCACTCCTGATAAAGAAGACTTAACACCGTTTAAAGATACTCCCATAATCTTAAACTCACTTGCTAATCCTGCTGCATCTTTAGTTGTTTGTCCTATATCAGATTGAACTTTAAATGTTAATGTTTCTGTACTCATATTTTATTTTTTATAGACTTACGTCTGTTTGTATCATTGTTATTCTTACTGTCATATTCCATTCTAATGTCTGATTCGTATTACCTCTACATTGTAAAGCTAATGTTTGTCCTGAACCTGCTGCCGCTAATATTCTCCAATTTGTTATTGTGCCTGAAGTCTTTATTGTATCTCTTTCTCTTTGTATACTTGTAGTACCGCTTTTATTTATTAACACACCACGCTCTACATAAGACGCATAATCACCTACAGAACCTGAGCCTGAACCGCCTGTCCTAACTACTATTGTATCTGCATGAAAATAACATATAGCATTATCAGGTAATACAAATCTAACTCCTGATTCATTATTTATACCTGCTGAAACATTTGCGGTTCCTGTAGTCTGACAACCATACTGTACAATAATAGTTTGCCTTTCTGCCAAGTTATCAGTTGGTTGATTGCCGCCCATTGTTAAAGAGCCTGAAGTTGTTACATTTGCTTTAATTCCTGTAACCATACCGTTTGTTAGGTTTTCATTAACAGTATGATTATTACCTATAATTACATTACCTCTAGTATTGTTTAAAAGCGTATTAGATTGACCAATAACTGATGTATTTTCTACTCCATTTGCAAGTGTATTGTTTTGACCTTTAACATTGTTTGTAGTTTTACCTATAGAATTAGCTAGCTTATCTGAAGGTTTAAATCCATAACACGTTCCTGTTGATTCATCAAATTTATATCCATAGCTTTCGCATTGAAATTTAGTTGGTCTTATTTGATTTGAACCGTCTGAAGTAAAAGTTACAATACCAATTTCTGATACTTCTAAAGGATATATTCTAAAGCCTGGAGATGCACTTACTGTTGCGGCTGTATATGGTATTTTACTTGACATAATATTAAGGTATTAAAACAAATTCTACTGTTGATAAATCGCCTGGCTTATAATCTATTCTATTAACTCTGAATGCCCTATTTATTATAAACACCCTATCATTAAAATTAAAGCTTTGTATATCTCCTGAATTAAGATTAACTTTTAAAGTCATAGTTCTAGTATTAGGATTATATAATTCGTTATAATAAGGCGCCCAATACATATTATATAAATTGTTTATGGGTGCCTGAACACCAGGAACAACTATTTGTATTGCTGCATAGTTTAAATCTCTTACTGTTCCTGTTGGTGAAGTGCCTGAAACAGGCAATTCTGATAAATGACTGAACCTTAGATATTCTTCTTCATTTGCACTTGTTCCTCCATTTTGAGCAGGTATGTAATAACTTATGCCTGAAGATGTTAAGTCAATAAGTCCATTATTGTAACATATTCTAGGTTTATTTTCTATACCTTCTGTACTGCCATCATCATTTAAAGCATACATAGTTGGCACTATTAATTCATCATACTCTGTCATTAAGGGCTTCATAATTGTAGCAGCAAATGGCTCTGCAATTATTTCTTCTTCACCTGATAGTATATCAAATCCACTTGCATCAAAAACCTTACTACCATATAAATAACCTTGTACTGAATGCTTATAATTATTGAACATATAGTCATCATCTTCTTCGTCATACTTAAATATTGTAAATTTATTTAAGTCAGTTAATGGTTTTAATTTTATTTGTGATACATCTATTTTATCTGTCCAATCATGTTTTATAAGCCTATCACTTAACGTTGTACCAACAGCAGTTGATGGGTCTACAATATCTTGATTAAAAACATTAGGATAAGGCTCAATTGATATAACATTTTTGTTTCCTTCTACAGGTATAGTAACTAAATTAAACATATTAATCAAACCTTTTAGAAACTCCCATTGCTTTAAATCGCCACGCAAAGAACCAAGAATTGTATCATTAGTAGTAGTTTGATTTGCTGAGTTTATCCACACTCTTGATTGTGATACACGAATACTTCCTGAATTAGCTTTTGCTTCACAATATATTTTATCACCTATTGGTAAATAAATTTTAAATTTGCCTGATTTGCCAACACCTGTCGTCATACTTAGTGTATAATGAGTACCTGGAATTACGCTAGTAGCTCCTGCTGCTGTTTCATGAATCCATTTAAATTCTACTGTACCTGAGCTTCCTAAATAAGTTACGAAAGTATAACGCCAATTAACATCATATAATTGGTTGTCAAATTGAGCTGTCCACACCGAACCACCTCCTGAACTAAAAGTACCTGATGAATGCCCCATATCTAATGGGTAGGGGTCGCCTAAATGAGTTAAACCAGGCGAAGATTGGTCTGTAGGCGGTAATTTTAAAAAACTACCTGTTAATATATAAGCAGTTGCTACGATTTCTACATCTTTTCTATAACCAAAATTATCGTAGCTTCCAGGTGTAATATCTGACCCCCAATTGAAGTCCATATACATATTTTTAAAATCATCGCTTTCAAAAAACTCACTTTCATAAGTAAAATCAGTAGCATCAAATATTCTATTAACTAAATAATGTAAACTAATCCAAGGTCTAAATGCTTGTCCTAATGTATCTAATTGTGGCATACCAAGGTTAGCATTAGTACCGTCAGAGCCATCTGCTATTCTAAATTGATGATTCCAATCTACAAATGGATATTTGACTGTTTGATAATCTGTTCTAAAACCTGATGTTTCAGGGTGTGTCCAAGCTATTGCACTACCTGCTGAAGCACTATCATTCCAACTTCTTTTAATGTTAGATTTGTCATACTTATGTTCAAGTTCTTGAAAACCTAAATCTCTAAATTTTCTGTCTTTTAAAATATCTGCTAAAGCTATATTGTCAGAATATAAATTAACATTATAACTTCTTTCACCATCTTTAACAGTAACATCTATTAATCTTAGATAACCTTCGAATAATATCATACCGTTTTCTTTTAAACAACATTTAGTTCTAAGATATGGATTAAACGAAAGCGTTCCTTGTGAATCTCTAGTTATTTCAAAAACATTATCAAATATTAAATTATTTCTTTTACTTCCTGGTAGTTTAAATGCCTTAGAATATGATTGTACTTTTTCAGCAACGCTAGTAAAATCATCAATACTTAATGTTAGTGGTATATCTTCATCTTCATATAAATCAACTATTACTTGACCATCTGCAAGCTCAGTAAATGCACCTGATTGTACTTGACTACTTTGAAAAGCTGTCCATACATAAGGCTGTCCTGTATAACTAACATCAGTATCAAAAAGAATATGGTCTAATGTACTACCAAAGCCTGGCTGGAATTGTATACCAATTATAACTTCATCAGTTCCTGCTGTAAAAGAAAAACTTCTACTTTGTGTTCCTGACGATGTAATTACTGAAGAAAACCCACCATTTTGACTAGCTGTTGCAGTACCATTTGCAACATCATAAGCAGCCATTGCTATAAAAGCTGCTGACGTAGACATATTTGCAGTAAAATAAAAAGTAACATCATAAGTTGCTCCTGGAGTTAAATTTACCATTTTAGACATTAATACTGTTTCGCCTGTTCCTGGTGAGCCTGAAATATGACCCATGTAAAATATTCTGCCACCAACCGTGCTTAGTAATACATCTTGCGTATTTCTGCAACCTACAATAAATTTATTAGGCGGAAATGTATTAAATGCAATAGCCATTATTCCAGCCATATATGTTGTAAAATCTAGATATTGTATATTGTTTCCTATTACAATAGGATTGCTTGCTGTACCCGAATCAGAACCATCTAGTGAATACATATAATTAGCGTCACCTACAAAATTAGTAGGTGTTACAGCAATACTACTAAAAGTACCATCATACTGTTGTGGATATAAAGTTAATTGTATAGACATTTTAAATACTTTGAGTTCTTAATGTTTTAGATTTTTCTATTTCAAATGTATATTGTATTAATTTATCATTTGCTACTGTTTTATTTATATATGATTTTGTCATTAATCTTACAGGAGTTATATAATTATTTAGTAAAGAGTTATTTAAATCTGTACTGAATCCTTGCTCTAATTGGTATACTTCAGGACTATTTATAAGTTCTTGTAGCCATACTGCTTCTTCTTCAGTTATATAATCTGTATTCATTTTAATTTTTTCAGTAGCATTTACTCTGAATGCTTTTTTACCTCCTTTGTGTGATTCAGGATTGTAATATTTACTATTCCAAGAACCTCCTAATTGATTATATGTTGTACCTCTTGTTGATATTGTTTTAGTAGATTTTAATGTAAATGTATAATAATCCCAAGCCCCCCATTGATTCAACCAGCATAATCTTATTGGCTCATATCCTTTTTTAGGTGTCACAGGAAAAGCACTAGAACCTCCTGGTATTGATTCAGGACAATTTACTTTAATCGTATATTCTTTGCTTAAATCAACACCACCATCTCCTTCAATTTTAAATGTATAAAAATCTATATCAGTTCCTATACCACTATACATTGTACTCCAATTTTGTAGGTTTCCTGGAAAGACACCAAAAAATAACATCTTATTGTAAATTAAACTACTAGATGTATTTGTAAAAGCACCATTACTAGGACTAATTTCATAAGATTCACTTTGAGTTCCTGATAAATAAGTTGTATAAGTAAATTTAATTCTTTTAGCACCCCCTGAAGTTGGAGATATACCGCTAACTAATAAAATAGCAGCAGTACCATAGTCCCCCTGATTAGCATATTGTATTGTAGGAGCATTAGTTAAAAATTCTTTTGAACTTGAATTTAAATTAAATCTAGTTATATTATATCCGAAGTAATATTCTTCGCTACCTGTTCCGTGTCTAAGAACTTCATTGTGAGTTATATATCCATTAAATATTTTAAATATATCAGAATTTCTGTCATCATATTGCGTTAATCCTTGTACTGTAGAACTAAACCTTTCAGTCTTAAATACTATTTGTAAATATTTTATTGAATTAGATGCTCTTGACGCTTTGTCTATCAAATGTATTGGCACATAATCATCTTCTGTTGTAACATTGCCTTTATATTCACTAAATTCATACCCTTTATGGTCAGCCTTTACAAATGTTTCTATTACCTCTCTTAAATCAAACATACCAACACCTTTATTATTAGGTGTTGTTTTAAATACTGCTATTTTATCTGTTGAATTAGAACTTAAATCAGGAGTTGCTTCGCTACTTACATAAACGTGTGCAACAAATTTTACCTGTTTTTTTGTTGCTACTTGTGTAGGATTTTCAACTGTAAAAATTAATTCTTGCCCTACAGGTACAAAACTGTATAAGGGTTGTTGTATTATATCTGTTGCCATTACATATTCTTTTTTACTTCGTTCACTATATCTTTTTTCATACTATCTAAAATGTTTTGTCCAAACTTTCTAGTTCCTAAATAGATAGGTCTTGAAAAAAAACTTACGCCTTTTATTCCTTTTCTCTTTATACTTCTAGCTATTAAAAATGATAAAGATTTTCTAGTTATACTAGTAAACTGCCCTTTTACGTTTCTTCCTTTAATACCTCTTGCTGCTATCCACTTCTCTATTATTCCTGATGGCGGCTGTTTGCTTGTATATTTATAATCAGTTGCAACTACTTTATTTTGTGCGTTTCTATATGATTGCTGCTTTTTAGTTCCTGATACACCTTTGTCTACAAAAGTACCATAATCAAGCATATAAAATTCTACTGAATAATCTCCTTTAGCATTTTTAACTACTTTAAACTTTAAAGAGTTGTAAAGCTTTTTATTTACATTTTTTTTCTTCTTAGTTAAATTAGTTCTAGCTTGTTTTATTACATACTTGCCAAAACTATTTAAATACCTTTCTACATTTTTCATTAAACTAATGCTATAAATATTTCACATTGTACATCTGTAGTTGCACTTGGTCTTGCTTGTATTGTAACAATATCAGCTAATCCACTCATTGTAGGTGTTGAATCTCCTTCACCTAATATAGCATCTTCTGCTTGAAATAATACGTGTGACCCTCCTGCTCTTACAGTTACTTGGTAATTAGATGCGGTTGAAGTAGTTGTAAAAGCTAATATCATATCATCAGTAGTACTCAAATTTGTTACTCTTACATATTTTGCATTTTCTACATCTACTGCTCCTGCTGAAGAATGAGGTGTAGAACCAAATGTTACTATTGTAGTAGTATTAGAATGTGCTAATGTTAATATTCTTTCATATACGTCAACTATATCTGATGTAGTTAATACATTTGAAGAACCTCTTACTGAGCCGTTTAATATTACTGATTCTGTAATTGTTGTTGTTAATTCTGCCATTTTTATTTATTTCTAATTAATGTTAATATTGTATTTATTTTTTCTTTTATCTCTTCCATGTTTTCAGCGTTCTTTTCGTGATGTTTAGAAAAGGTGTCTTTTACTTCTCTTATGCTAAAAAAGAAGAATTTATATAAAGCATAGAAACACCCTAAAAGCAATACCATGCTTAATCCATAGTTTTCTATTAATTTTAAAGTTTCTTCCATTATTTATTTCTTTAAGCTCTTTGGGTGTTTTGCTGGTAACAAATCATAATCTGTTGTATACTTTTTATTTTGAGGTCTACCATTTTTAAGTAGGTATAAATATGCGTTCACACGAGCAACCGCCCATTGCTTTGCTGACCTTACATTAGGACTATGAGAGGTATTGTAAGCACCTAGACCTCTTTGAAATACTGTTTTAAGCTGCCCTATTGTAGAGCCATATCCTAACTTTTCTTTATATCTTTCATTAAAATCATCTGATTTTTTTTGCAGCATTTTTTCATCTGCTTTACTTACAACAGCACCTCTTGTAGTTTTAGCATCACCTCTTGCAGTTCCTTTACCTTTTGGATTCTTTTCAGGTGTCTTGCTTTTAGGTGCTTTAGGACTTTTTTTAACACCACCTCTAGGTCCTATTACAGCTAGCTTTTCTTTGTCAATTTCTTTTAATTTACTTATCGCCCAATTTACACCTGCTGAACCACCCCATGCGTCCCACATTAATCCGCCACAACCTTCTGAGTATGGAACATCTTTATTTTGTTGATGTCTTTTAAATGAAGCCATACGAGCTATTGTATCACGACTAATAGGCTTTCTATCTGCTAATTGTGAAGAGCGAGTCCAGCCCACACGAGTTCCACAATCGCTTCCATTTTCTTCTTTCCATTTTCTAGCTCGCTTTGCATTATTAGTAGCAGCTTGTGGGTAGTCTGTATAGGTTTCTAGCTTAATGCTAATTGCTTCTAATTTTTCTAATACATCTTCGTAGTTCATATTTTTATTCTTATTGTAGGTGGTATTAATTGTATTTCTACCTTACCTAATTTTATCTTATTTAATTTTTTTATATATTCAATCATATTAATATCCTGCTCCTCTTGAGCTTGCTATTGGAGCATTACAAACATCAAAAGTATTCTGTACTAAAATACCTATATTAAACACCCAGCCAACACAAAGATTATCAAATCTTTCTGAAAATGGTTCAATTGTATACTGCCCTTCTGTAAAATATACAGGAGCATTTATATCGTTAGAGCCAGCAAAAGGAACAGAGCCAAATTCAGATTGTTGTATAGAGTGTCTTAACATACCAATATAATCTGTACATACTTGTAACATTTCGCTATATACCGTCTGCTCATTGCTTAAAGTTTTGTAAAGCTTAGTAAATGTAGTTGCGGGACCTGGCGTAGGAGTTCCTGCTGGTGCTCTATTCTCTGTCCAATTACTTTCTTCTGTTACCATTGACATTACAAAAATCTGAAAGTTATACGTCAATGTAGAATCTCCTGTTGTTACATTTACAGGGTTTATATGCAACAAAGGAAATTTTGTATTTTTTTCAAGGTCTATATCAAATATATCTCCTACGCTTGTAGTTTGTATTCCGTGATACTTTTCTGATAAATGCAGTAAAGTGTTAACTACATTGTTATATGTTTTGTTGTTTACGCTCATTTAGTCTTACTTTATTACTTAAATTTAAATCTGTTTCATAACTTAGCCAAGTTAAGCATTCTAATAATTTTAACCGTGTTATACTTTCTAGCTTACTAATATCTTGGTTACAAAGTCTGTGCATTACTCCGAACCAGCCCCATTTTTCTGCTAGACTTTCACTTGCAATTGCGGTTTCGTTTCCTTCGTTATCTGCATCAAAAACGATGGCAAAATCAGCGATAGTTCGCTCCCTAAAATCCAAAAAAAAACCAGAGCAGTTTCTACTTGTACTGCTGACATTTTCTTCATTATCTCACTTCTTATTTTGGTTTTACCATCATAAGCTTCAATAGTATATACATTATTTTTTTTATCAACAACAGGTCTAAATAATATTGCCATTATTTCAGGCAAATGTTTTTCTAGTCCTAGCTTTATTAATGTTTCTAAATCTGCATATTCTCCTAATGTTATTTCTGATAAATCAGGGTGGAAACCATACTCTACTCCTTCTAGCTTAATTATTTTTTTTAAAGAACTATTTTTTTTAGATTGTAGCTCTGCTAGTTTTTCCATCATCAATGCAACATCTTTTAAGCTTAATTCATTAACCAACTTTTTAGGTATAGTTGATAATGCTGATATTACTTGTTGTGCTTCATCTGCTTTGCTCAAACTATTGAAGTCAATTAATTTTAGCCACTTTTCTAAAGTTACATCTGACCAACTTTCAATTACTTTGTATTCCTTAGTCTTGTTGCCCTTTTTTATCTTGACCTTCATAATATATAATGTAAAAAGTTTGTATTTAGTTTAAAGTTATTATATTTGCCGCTCATTTCTTAAATTGTTTCCATTTCTCTAGGGGGGTTGTCAATCTGACGCCCCCTTTCTCATTGTACAAAATACCTGCCTGCATTAGGATTGTCTAAGTGGTATATAACACAATATCTCGCACCATCTATTGCATGATTATAAGCATCTACATATAACTTAGAACCTTTGTCTGCATATACATAATTGTTAAGCTCTTTAGCTATATTAGTAGATTCAGGAGATATTACTAATTCAAAATCTTGCATTCTTGTAACACCACTTTCTATAGTTCCTTTTTTTACAGGTCTTATGTTAACTCCCAAATGTTTTAAATCTGCTATTAGTCTAGGCTCTGCACTATCTGCAATAATAAGCGTATTGCCTACTTTGTCTAATACTATCTTTGCTAATTCGTGTGACTTTAAGCCATTCTGATATATATGCTCTTTTAAATATATCTTCATTTTCTTTTTATCTATTGCTACTTCTGTAAGACTGTCAGGGTCTACTGAGAATCCAAAGTCCATTCCACAACTTGTCTGTAAATTGTCAGGATTAAATTCACCAATACTCCAATTAGTAAACACAACACCTTCTGCTTTATCTAACCAGCCGCCTAATATTTTATGACTATACTTTTTAAAGTTATTATGCCTTATAGTCTTAATACGCTCTAAGAAGCTCGTAGATAGATTATCTTTATTGTCTAGGTATGTACTATGTATATAACACACATTGCCTTTAACGCCATTAAAACCTGCCTGTACGCCTTTGCTTTCAAAGAACCTTCTGTATATCCAATGTTCCTTAGTAACAGGATTAAGTATAAGTATGATTCTATTTTGTATATCCTTTTCTCTAATACTTAAATCAATAGTATCAAATATGTCTTCGTCTATTAGTTCTTCTGCTTCATCTAACACCCAACAGCTTATTCCTTGTAATGACTTTAGACTAGCAGTCTGATTACCTGCTGAAGTCTTTATACCTCTAAATAGTATATCACTCTTATTGCCTAAGTTTACAACCTCAGCTTTATTTACACTAAATATCTTTTCAAATCCTAATAGACTAATCTTTTCTAAAAATTCAGGTATTATAGATAAGTGAGCAGATACCATTGTATATCTTGTAAATAATACTCTTATGTTTTTAGACATTGTAAGTAATGTCAAGAATACTGTAACTGCAAATGACTTTCCTGAGCCACGACCACCTGTTATTATAAAGTATCGTGCATCAGAATTAAATAGTGCTTGATATTTCTTATTCAGTTTCAGTTTCTACAAAGTTTATTAGTGGCATATTAATACTTTCATCATTAGTAGTTACGTCTACTCTTTGTTGTGGTTTACCATAAAAATACTCAAAGAATAATTTAACTGCCCATTGTTCTTTTTTATCTAATCCTTGTTCTAAGGACTTTAATGCCTTACTATTCATAGGAGTCAAATGCTCTATTAACTTTTGCTCCTCTGCTTTGCTTTTGCGTCCTGCACCTTCTCTTTTACCTCCGTGTGTACTCATCTTGAAAAAACTTGATTATTCAACTTGTTTATTATATAATGTAAATTATTCATATTCATTTGGCAACATTAGTCTTATATTCAATTCACTTAAAGCCCATATTCTAATCTGCTCTGCATATATCTCAAATTCTTTAGTGTCCATTGTAGCTGTACTATTGATTACTTGCAGACCTACTTTATTGTTATTAACTTCTATACTTTGCCACTCACTTGCAAACTTTACTTTTAATATATCGTGCATCTCATTAGGATAGTAACCTAATTCATCTGCTAACATTTGTACTATACATTTCCAATAGTAATTATTTTGCATCATAGACCTGTTATTACGTTGTTTCTTTACATCTACTATATAATCATTGCCTAACTCTTTTAAATAGTTTATCAGGCTTTGCTTATCTTTATTATCCTTTATTACAAACTTCATATTTAACTATCATTGCCGTCTAATAATTTTTCTTTAGTGTCTTTCCATAGCCTATCTTTATTCTTACTTAATGATTGCTCTGTACGTCTTAAAGTAGGTATACCGTCTACAGGCTCGCTATCCATATATTTACCACAACTACATATAGCTTCTTTGCATACCCATTTACCCTCTCTGTGTACGATAGTAGCTTTACCTACTTCTTTAGTTTCTTTACAGCATTCGCATTTATATAGTGTCATCAGTTAAATTTTCTAATTCAAAATGTAGATGATGTATAGCCTTTTTAATATCTTGTATGCCGCCATCATCATGCTTATTCTTGCTTCTTAAAAGATATGTTACTGCTGTTCCTATATTGTAAGTCAAGTCAAAATTCATTACGACATCTATAGCCATGTAACCTTTTTTCCCTTTATAATATTTTGGTATTTTATTTTCCACTTTTGTGTCTTTTTAAATTTTTGTAAAATTCTTTTTTTTCGTGTTGTTTAAGTTTATAATCTAATAACATAGCCATGATAAATATAACCATAATTATAATGCCTAAACAAAAAAGCGTAAATTCTATCATTGTGTATTGTATTTGTTATATAGTTTTTTTATTCCATCAAAACAAGTTGACAAGCAAGAACCACAATTGGTATTAGGATTGTAGCTAGTGCCATATATAGTGTTGTAAATATCAATCATCTTGTTTTTAGTTTTTACATCTTTTGCTCTTCCTGTTTTTAAATCTTCCCATAATATTATTATTTCATCAATTATGTCTTGCGGTAATTCATCAGGCTCAGGAATACTTGTTGTTTTATTCCAATATTTTTTAGGGCAGCTCATAGGAGCTAATCTTGCTTTTACTTTCATAAAACATTTGCATATACCACAATTGCCTAATAGGCTTAAATAATGGTCACAGGACTTGCATATTGTAATTCTATCTTGATATATATTATCAGGTACAAAAAATTTCATTTACTCCACTTCCTTTTGTATTTATTGTTTTTTGGACATTCAAATCCAAACATCATTATCCAAGTATTATTTTTTATAGGATTATATAACTTAACTTTCTTCATTTAATTTTTCTTTTAATATTGTTCTTACTTTATCTATTGTGCTAAACAAACTATTTCTACTAATCTTAGTTTTTTTAGCAAGACTATCTAATGTGTTTCCTTCATAATAATATAACTGAAAAATCTTAGAATCATACCAAGAAAAATCTTTTTCTAATGTATTATCTATTTGTTCTAATTTTTTCCATCTATTATCTACTTCTTCATTTGCAACATTCTGTAGGCTTTTATTAATATTATTATCAAAGTATTTATTGTCATCACTATAAGTACAATTAAGAGTATAAATAGAGCTGTCAATATGCGTATAATATTTTTTGTATTTATAATAATATCTACTGTATTTACTGTTTAAAGACCTGCTTATTACTACTGCACCATATTTAATTATACCCTGCTCACCATCTTTTTCCCAAATCTCTTTTAATGTTGTTGGATTCATACTTAAAAAATACAACATCAACTCTTGTACGACCTCATCTACTTCGTTCTTGTCTTTTGTTAAACCATAAGTCATTTTCCTAAACTTGTCTGATAGTTCAGATATTTTTTTGTAAATATCATTCATCAGTAGGCTCAATTTTTTCTATCTTATTGACTAATTGCTCTAACATCTCAGCTAATACTACTCTATAAGCTCTTATCTTAGCAGAGTTTCTTTTTGTTTCAATACCTGCAAAATATCCTTGTACCATTACTGATACGTTAATAGGTATAATCATTAACCAATCCCAATAGTTGTTTTCCTTTGCACCTTTTCCATAGTTATTATGATACTCTAAAATAACGTCTAAAACTTCATTATAACTTTCGTATCTTGTTGGGTTGCTTACATCTTGTACAAAATCATCACACATTGTAAGATAGGTTTCTACTGCTTGTTTATGTTCTTCGTTTGCATATATTGGCAGTATCATACGTCAAATTTAATAAAAAAGTTACTCTAATCCTTTTTCTTTTTTTAATTTATTAACAATCTTTTTGTAATAACTTATCTTTTCTTCGTAATCTACTCTTGACATTTTTAAATTAGACCTAGACTTAAATTGCATTTCTTCTGCTGTTCCTTCTCCGTATTTGGAATCTAAATGAAGTCCAAAACGATACTGTTCGCCCTGACCAAAAAGATTGTCAGCAGGAGACTGTGGCTGTACGTTTATTTCGCAGTATCTTGTAGCCATATGCCTTCTTGACATAAAATGTCCTGCGTGCATTTTTTTGTAGTGATAAACTCTGCCTGATGTAAAGCATTGTACCATACCATAATCATTACAATCTCTAAGCCTTATATAAAGGCTAAACCATTTATCTAGTTCTTTTTTTAGCTTACTAATAGACTTTTTAGTATTCGTCATAACTACCTATAGTATGTTGTTTAGGTACTTGACAAGACATATGCACATTATAGCCTAGCTTTGCTTTCATTTTATTTTGCTGAGTAGTCTGTCTTTCTTTATACATATCACCTCTTAATTCTACATTTTCTTCTTGTACCTTTCTACGCATTCTTGTTAGTCCTTCTACATTATGCAGCTTGCTTTGTGCAAACATACATAGAAATTCATAAGCAGA